ACAAACTCCACTACCTGTAAATCAAACTGGGTTGACTATAACAGAACAGGCGTTATTATCAGAAGAAGAAAAAATGATGACACTTAAAAATAGAGGATTTGTATAATGGATTTAGGCGGAGGAAGAGGATTTAGTACAGCAGACCAAAGCAGAGCAGCTTCTGGGGTTACTGGTAGTGTAAGCACTGGTTTTACAGGGCCATCAGGCGGAGGTGGGAATGGTAACGACGATCCATATCAAGGTTTTATACGAGCATCTAAACCAAGAGGTTTAAGTGCAATAGAACGTAAAGTTCAAGATGTAGTGCAACGAACAAAAGATTTTTTTTCACAACCTGTTAATAGAAGAGGTATCATAGGTAGTTTAATAGGTGGCGCTTTGCTTGGACCATTTGGTGCATTCCTTGGTGGATCACTAGGACAAAGATTTGGTGGTGGTGTAAAAAATAGAATTACAGATTTTTTTACGGATGACCCAAATCCTTATGGAGATAACATACGATTTACCAACCCTAGATTTGAAAAACAATTTACAATGCCGATGAGTAAACCTGACATACCTATTTTAACAGACGGCGGTATCACAGGTATAAATATGTATAACTTTCCTCCAGACATGGATCTATACGCAACACGTCCAACAAGTGGATATGAAAACCCAGACCGTGCAAAAGAAAAAGATGATGCGCTAGAAAAATTTTACCAAGAAAACCCTGAATTCAGACCACCAGAACAATCAGGAATTAATCGACTTCAATTTATAGTATAATGCCAAACGGAAAACCACCAAAAACAACCGGCGAACATTTAGTATCTCTTTATGGATACGTAACAGGATTCAAAAAACAAATAGATCATTTACATCAAGACTTAAGTAAACTAGAAAGAAAAACAGATACTGTAATCTATTGGATTATTGGTGGTGCATTTACCACAATACTTACACTTGTTGGTTTATTTAATTTATTTATACATTAGATCCAAGACTTCAACTCTTCGCCCATTATCTCTGTAGCAATATTAACTTTATTACGAAGTGATTTTACAATCTTATCATCAATAGTATCTTCAGCCATAATATCAATGTATGTCATAGGTTTTTCTTGACCAATACGATCTATTCTAGCTTCTGATTGCATTCTCTTCTCAAGGTCGTATCCATTAGAATAATAAATCATTGTTGATGCACCTGTAAGCGTAATACCATAACCACCTGTTTGTGGTGTACCAATTATAAATCTAACTGGTGATTCTTTATCTTGTATTTTTTTAATTGCTTTCTGTCTATCATCTGTACTTGTGTCACCAAAATATGTAACCACCGTATTTTCGCCATATTTTTTTGATATGGCTTCTACAATTTTTTCTATATCATGTCTATAATGAGCCCATATTACGACTTTGCCCTCTACTTCTTCTAGTATATCTATTAATTGTGTAATACGATTATTTTTAAGATCTTGCACTGCACCATCATTAGATTTAAAATGACCACAAGTTATCTGATGTAGTCGCATAAGCTGTGTAATAACAGTAGCAGATGTAACCATTTTACCATTTAAGAATGCAATGGCTTCTTGTTTCATTTGTTTATATACTTTCTTTTGTTCAGGTGTAAGTTCTACAGTTCTTTTCATATATGTTTTTTTAGGTAGATCTAAACAATCATCTTTTAATACACGATATGAAAATGGTTTTAGTTTTTCTGACAACTCTCCTAGATTTCTATAACCGACTACAATCTCAACTTGTCTACCAGATACATTTATTTTTCTACATACAGCGTATCTAGTTCTAAATACATAATACGATGATTGATCTAATAAATAAGGATCTAAAAAATAACATTGTGTAAATAGATCTAAAGGAGATTTTGTAACTGGTGAACCAGTTAATATTCTTCTATATTTTGTAAACTGTCTTAAATAAATTATATTTTTAGTTCTTAATGCTCCAGGGTTTTTAATAGTAGTAGATTCATCTATAGCCATTAACGTCGTATGACTATTTAAAAATCTTTCTGCAAACTGCATACCTTTTTTAGTGGAGAATGCTTCTACATTCATAATCAATATGTGAAGCTCTGCACCAGTTTTAAACAAAGGTTGTAGGTCTTTTGCCTTCGGATCTGTTCTCCATAATCCTACCCTTTTTTCTATATAATCAGGCATATGATTAGGTATTTCAGAGTCAAACCAGTTTTTATACACACCTTTTGGTGCAACAATTAAAGCACCATTTATCTTACCTGCGTTGTAAAGCATGGCAACATTATCTATTAACACCTTAGATTTACCAGTCCCCATCTCCATAAAATAAGCAAAGACCTCTTTATTCCAAGACATCTCAAGCGCTTTCTTTTGATGAGCAAAGGGCTTGCTTTTGTATTTGTAATGCATAATATAATTTTACTTTCTATTGAAAGCATATATATTATGTGTTAAGCAATGTCAAGAAAGCATTTATGGTAGAATACGATAAAATAAAAAATACAGGTAAACAATCAATAGTATATGTAATACAAGATATACCAGGAACAAAAGCCGGTGCACCTAAAATTAATATTATAGGAGCGACCCAATTTGGTGACTTAAAAGTATTACTACCAGAAAACTCACAGATTATTTTAAGTCCTAATTATGTAATCACTACACTTAGACAAAAATTAAAAGAATATACTATTAAGGATTATTTACTACTTACAGGCGATCCTGCCATAATTGGTGTGGCTTGTTCTATAGTATCAGATATTACTAACGGAAAATACAACTTATTGAAATGGGACAAGCAAGAAAGAAGATATTATCCTGTTGAAATAAATTTATATTCTAAGGGTTGACATATATATTATAAACCTATATATAAGAAACCGAGAAAGTTATGACAAAAATTGATTTTGAAAAAGATAGAATGCAATCTGTTGAGCAGATAGATTCCGCTAAACGATTGTCAGATAAAGTTTTAGAACTAAAAGATTTAGAAGATGAAATAGCAAATGCTGAAGAGTCTTTAAAAAAATTAAAAGAAAAAGCAAAAGTCGTTTCATCTGTAGAGATACCTGCAATGATGGATGATATGCAGATAACAAAATTAAAGCTGAAAGATGGCGAAGCAGTAGAGATCAAAAAAATCTACGGTGCCTCTATTCCAAAAGATCAACAGGAAGCAGCTTTTACATGGCTTCGTAACAACGGTCTAGGTGATGTTATTAAAAATGACATTACCGTTACCTTTGGTCGTGGCGAAGATAACAAGGCAGCAGCATATGCTGACCTTGCAAAGGGTCAAGGATTTGAGCCAGTTCAAAAGATTGGTGTCAATCCTATGACTCTTAAAGCTCTAGTAAGAGAACGTCTTGAAAACGGTCAAGAAGTTCCTTCTGAGCTTTTTAAACCGTTTGAGGGTAACCAAACAAAAATAACAAGGAGAAACTAGAAATGAGTAGCGAGAAACAAGTAACTACTAAAAAAGAAAACCTACCATCTGCAGGTTTATTTGAGGCAGATGCACAAATGGGTTTTGAGAATGTGAAGACAGATAGTCTGGCTCCACCAATTCTTAAACTCTTACAGAACGGATCTAGTGAAGCACAGAAGCGTAATCAAAATTACGTAGAAGGTGCAGAACCAGGTATGTTCTTAAATACTGTTACGAAACAGTTATACGATGGTGACAAAGGAATACACGTTATTCCGTGTTACTATAGGTTAGAATATCAAGAATGGGCTGATTATGGTACTGGATCAGGAAGACCAGAAAACATATATCCAGATTCATCTGATGTTCTAGACAAAACTACCAAAGGACCTGATGGAAAAGACAGACTGCAAAATGGTAATTACATTTTGACTGTTGGTCAACATTTCGTAATTATAAAAGGCGATAAAGGTTCTGAAACTGCGATGATATCAATGAGCTCATCACAAGGTAAGATTAGCAGAAAATGGAATTCCATGATGAAGTCTATTAGTTTAGATGGTAAAAATGGTCCATATACTCCACCATCGTTTAGCCACATCTACAGATTATCTTCTGTATTAAATACAGGTAAAGGTAATCAATGGTACGGCTACAACGTAGAAAAAGTTGGAATGTTAGAAGATGCTACGATGTATGAACGAGCGAAGAAGTTCTACTCTAGCTTTGCTAACAGAAGCTAATAACAAATTTTGGGGTGTGATCCATAACTCCACACCCCGAAAGCATAGTGGTGATGACAGAATTAGATAGATTTATAAATATATTTGAAGGTTCGTATAGTGCCTATGGTCAAACTAGAAAGACAGAAGAGTTTGATGAAAGAGGTAAACACAAAACTAGATCATTTATAATTAAAAAAAGTCCAAGCAAACAAATGTTTCAAGATCATTTGATGGGTAAAGATCCTGCTCTTGGTATAATTCCTATTAATGAAGAAAATAAATGTAAATGGTCCTGTATAGATATTGACGTATACAATGGGTTTGATCACAAAGAATTAATTAGAAAAATAAAACAATACAAGTTTCCTTTATTAGTGTGTAGATCTAAATCTGGAGGTGCACATGTATTTTTATTTACAGATAACTTTGCACCTGCAGCATTGTTTAGAAATAAACTAAAAGAAATGGCAGCCAAACTAGGTTATGCTAATGCAGAAATATTTCCAAAACAAAATAAAGTAGACATGAGCAAGGGTGGTACAGGTAGTTTTTTAAATTTACCTTATCACAATGTATCTTTATCAGTTAGATATGGAATTAAAGATGATGGGTCGGCTATGTCTATAAATGAATTTTTTATGGCGCATAATAAAGTAAAACTGACTGAAGATCAACTGTCTAAATTATCCATACATGAAGAAAAAGTTCTTGACAATCTACTCAAAGGTGCGCCACCATGTTTGGTTACGCTCTCTAAACAAGGAATACCCAACGGTCAAAGAAACAATGCAATGTATAACTTTGGTGTATATTGTAAAAAAAGATTCCCTGACTCATGGCAGACACAAATATTTAAATACAATGATTCTTATTGTCAGCCACCATTAGATAAAAAAGAAGTAGATACATTAATTAAATCTATTGACGGCAAAGAATATAATTACAAATGTAAAGATGAACCTATTGCATCTTATTGTAATTCTAAAAAATGTGTGTTGCAAGAGTATGGTGTGGGTGATGGTGTACCTGAGATTGAGATAAAAGAAATACAAAAGTATGATTCTGATCCACCGTTATATTATGTAACTGTTGGTGATGAGATAGTAGAAGTAGAATCACAAGATCTACACGAACCAGATAGATTTTCTCTAAAATGTTTAGAACAAATCAATCAAGCAATGCCACCAATAGCTAAATTAGTTTGGAGAAAATTAATAAATAAATTATTAAAAGATACAATACCTATTGAGGCCCCAGAGTCTACAAAGATAGATGTTCAATTAAAAGAATTAGTTGCAGATTATGTAAATAAAATACCAGGTAAGGATTGGAAGGATGTATTACGTGGACTATCATACACAGAAGAGGGTGTAAGTTATTTTAAGTTCAAAGACTTTTGGAAGTACATAGTTAGAACTAAGATCTGGGACACAAAAAAATATCAAAAGCAGAAGACAGCAAGAATGTTAGAAACATTGTTTGATGCAGAAGAGATTACTGGCAAGATAGATGGTAAGAGCGCAAGATATATGTCGTTACCTACAGTTAAATTAGATAAACCAAATACAAGAAAAGATAAAATGAAGGATCCACCGTATGCATAGAATAATTATCCCTGGTCCACCAGGCACAGGTAAAACATTTACTCTGATGCAATACTTAGATAAAGAATTAAAACAAGGGACTGATCCTAAACAGATCGCTTACATAGCGTTCAGTAATATAGCAGCCAATGTAGCTAAAGAAAGAATTAAAAATGACAATGTATACGTAAGCACCATGCATTCTATGGGTACAAGAGAGTCTGGTATTAATACAAAAACACAACTACTCACAGGAGATAAATGGAAAAGTTTTAAAAACTTCTCTCAGATATGTGCTAATTTAAACTTTGAGCAACGACTAACTGTTACAGGACATGTAGAACATCAAAACCCACACATGCGTATTATAGAATTAGCTAGAAATAAAAAGATAAAAATTGAAGAAGCTGCCCTAGAACTAGGATTACAATACACCACAGATATATGGTTAACAGAACAAATAGCTGAAGATTTAAAAACATATAAAGAAAGCACTGGTATGGTTGAGTTTTCTGATATGATTTCCAAGTTTGTCGAGGAGGACCGTTGTCCACCACTACAATGTGTTTTCCTCGATGAAGCCCAAGATCTAAGTCCTCTGCAATGGGATATGTTTTTTTACATAGAGAGTAAGTGTGCTCGTTCTTATATTGCAGGGGATGATGATCAAACTATTTTTAATTTTCAAGGGGCTTCTGCAAAAGTATTTATAGACTTAAAAGGCACATTTGATCCACAGATACAGTCTGTTAGAGTTCCAAGAACAGTGCATAAACTAGCCACTAGTATATTTCCATACATGGGAAGACGTTTAAAAAAAGAATGGCTGCCAGCAGACCGTGAGGGGTCTGTAACAATCAATGCACGTTTTACAGAGATGCCTCTGCATAAAGATGAGTGGCTAGTATTGACTAGAACTAATAAAATGTTAGAACCATTACGTGATCACTTATACAGAATGAGTTATAGATTTGAATCAAAAGCACAAGAATTACTACCACCTAAAATGTTAAACGCATACAGAGTTTGGAAACGTTTAAACGAAGGTGCTTTTGTAAACGCAGAGGATGTAGCAGATCTCTGGGATTTTATGACTGTTAAAAACGGACATTTAAAAAGAGGTTTTGCTGGTGGTAAAACACTTAAAGATATTAACTCGATAAATCTAGAAGGATTGAGAGAACATCACGGGTTGCTAGCGTCGGGGAGCTGGGAAACATTAAATTTTCCAGAGGCGAGCAAACTATATATAAAAAAATTATTAGAGTCTGGTGACGATTTAATGAAACCGGCTAGAATAAGATTGTCTACAATACACGGAGCAAAAGGAGATGAGGCAGAAAACGTAGCTTTGTTTACAGATACTGAAAAAATTATCTATGACTCATCAAGAGATAATGCAGATCCGGAACATAGAACGTGGTTTGTAGGCGTAACAAGAGCAAAAGAAAACTTATTCGTATGTAGTCAATACTACGAATATCAATATAACATAGGAGCACCAATAGTATGACAAATGTAGGTATGTTTGACAAAATTAAACCACAATTAAGACAGGTAGGAGGTTCACATTATAAATCGTTTCGTATTCAGCCATACGAATTTATTTCAAAAAATAATCTCTCGTTCTTTCAAGGTTGTGTTGTGAAATATGTTTGTAGATATTTATCTAAAAATAAGATACAAGATCTAGAAAAGATAATTCATTATTGTGAATTAGAAATACTAAAATTAAAAGACAAAAAGAAATAATGTTTACAGCGCAAACTGAGTGGGATTGTCCAGAAGAGTTCCCTGATTTATCAGGAGAAAAATATATTGCGATTGACTTAGAAACAAAAGATCCTGATCTAAAAGCAAAAGGATCTGGTGCAATTCAAGGCAGAGGAGAGATAGTTGGCATAGCTGTGGCAACAGAAGGATGGAAAGGTTATTACCCTATTGCACACGAGGGTGGTGGTAATTTAGATAGAAGACTTGTTTTAGAATGGTTTAAAAAAGTTTGTGCTACAGATTCTTATAAAATATTTCATAACGCAATGTATGACGTATGCTGGATAAAAGCATATGGCATAAAAATTAACGGTCACATTATGGATACTATGTTGATGGCATCTTTAATTGATGAGAATAGATTATGGTATACATTGAATAGTATATCGTATGATTATTTAAGAAAAGTAAAAGATGAGAAAGCATTGAAAGATGCTGCAGAAGCATGGGGCATAGATCCTAAAGCAGAGTTGTATAAATTACCTGCAATGTATGTTGGTAGTTATGCAGAACAAGACGCATACTTAACATTAGAACTTTTTAAAAGATTATCTACAGAGATACAAAAAAATAATTTAGTAGAGATATTTGATTTGGAATCACAATTATTTCCGTGTTTAATAGATATGAAATTTAAAGGGGTTCGTGTCGACGTAGAACGTGCTCATAAATTGAAACAGCAGTTATCACAACAGGAAGAGTCACTCCTATTACAAGTAAAAAAAGAAACAGGAATAGATGTTCAAATATGGGCAGCAAGATCGATAGCCAAAGTATTTGATAAACTTTCTTTAACCTACGCCAAAACCGAGAAAACGCAGTCACCTTCATTTACAAAAAATTTCCTTTCCACACATAATCATCCTGTCGTAAAAAGTATAGCAAAAGCTAGAGAAATAAACAAGGCGCACACTACGTTCATAGATACCATATTAAAACATAATTACAGGGGCAGAATACATGCAGATATAAATCCTATTAGATCTGATCAAGGAGGCACGGTTACAGGTAGATTTAGTTATTCGAACCCAAACCTACAGCAAATACCTGCAAGAAATAAAGATCTAGGCCCTATGATTCGTTCTTTGTTTTTACCAGAAGAAAAACATAAATGGGGTTGTTTTGATTATAGTCAACAAGAACCAAGACTAGTTGTGCACTATGCAGCCAGCACTGCACCAATATGTTATGACCCCTCTGTAGCACAAATTGTAAAACGATTTGAAAACAATGATGTAGACTTCCACCAAACTGTAGCCGACATGGCAAACATATCTAGAACACAAGCAAAGACGATCAATTTGGGTCTTTTTTATGGTATGGGTAAAGCAAAATTACAAGCAGAGTTAGGACTAAATTCAAAAGAAGAAGCAGAAGAATTATTTAATCAATATCATCAGAACGTGCCTTTTGTTAAAGAACTCATGAACTCTACATCAAGACATGCACAGTTATCAGGATCTATTGGAACATTGTTAGGACGTAGATGTAGGTTTAATAAATGGGAACCAAAATCTTTTGGTATGCATAAACCTATGGATTTTAATGAAGCTGTATCAACATATAAAATAGAACACATACGTAGAGCTTTTACATACAAAGCATTAAATAAACTTATACAAGGATCTGCAGCTGACATGACTAAAAAAGCTATGGTTGATTTATACAAAGAAGGTATTGTTCCTCACATACAGATTCATGACGAGTTAGATATATCAGTCAAAGATAATCAGGAGGCAAAAAGAATAATTGATATTATGGAAAATGCTGTTAGTCTCAAAGTGCCCAATAAAGTTGATTACGAAGTTGGTGAATCTTGGGGCGATATTTATGAATAATTATGGCTTATTTAAACGCAAACATACCAGTAGAGTACGCACAGATAAGGAGGGAATATCTCTATGATCTTAAGAGTCATCACGGCGAAGTTGAAGACTGTATCATATTTGGTCTTAGTGCCATTACGGGTAAGTCTATTCTTTTTCACGCAATTATGGAGAACGGTGCAATTTTTTATAGGTTACCTATTACGGCTTTTATCCAACGTGGTTTCAAACCTACCGATGTTCCTAGGCGTAGACTTGATGAGTTACAGCTTTGGAATTGTTTTAGTTATTATCCTTCTGTACATACTTGGGACATTTTAGAGGCACAAGCTGGTAAATACATAGGAAAAGACAAGAAATGGCATCCTGGTAAATACTTATTTACCGTTGACTTTGCTCATCCTGAAAGTAATATATTGGATACGGATCATTCGGAGATACCGCATGAGCACAAATGTGCTCACATCATAGCTCTCGATGACGGGAACTATGCAGCACAACCTAACAATAGATGTATTTGGGATATACCTTCATTTAC